ATAGTCACCCTCAAGTTCGCCAATAATCTCGTTTGTTTTTTCGGCAAGATAGTCTTGAATCGATGGACGACTAACTTCTTTTTTGGGTGTACTTTCAGACGGTTCTACACCAACAAGATCTTGTACATGATGAACGAATCGCTTAATGTGACCTTCAATCCATTCGTTAATTGGTAAATTAGATTTAACATGCATCACACCAAGTGAGCAAATAGTCTGAGGAACTAGTCGATCTGGAACCTTAGTGAATCTCGTCACCTCATCTTTTGAAAATAATCCAGAAGATTGCACCAACATATTGGCATACTTTCTAAAATCTTTGACCGAACCTTCTTGATTAAGTCGATTTAATTCCCTCGACACTTGCATTCGAAACTCAGTGTCATCGTCTGACCATTCGACTAATTGGTTAACTGCCAAATTTCTACTAGATTTGGTTGATCGTGGTGCACGTTGTATTACTTTTTTCTTTGCCATAATTTATAATCCTCAAAAGGAGAGAAGTCCCATAGTTATATATATTTCCAGATTTTCAATTGATTCTGTAGTATTTTTTTCGAGTTCACGAAATTTAGAAGTCTTTTTGTGTAATCTACGACACTCCACCGATTCTTTTGACATAAGATCGATTAATGATTCACAATGTTTCCACATAATCATTAAATCCGAACGTGCTTCGTAAGGAACGGTGTTGATAGTTGATTTAATATGCTCTAATTTATCTCTAAATGGTTGCATAGAAAAAGTTTCCTCAGACATGTGATAAAGGTAATTGAATAGTGTGGTAGAAGTCTACCAAAACGGTAATCCTCACGATAAATATAAAATAAGGATTAAATAATGCCCAGATTAAGTATGTGGCGACAACGTCACTCTAACGATTACAAATTCCAAGATCGCAGAGCAAGTGAGATCTACACGATTGGTGGTACTGATGTATTTGTACACAAATATGTTGGCACTCACTCACAAGTACAATCTGTGACTCTCGTAGAAAGTGTAACACAAGGCAATACTATTGTCAAGTTAGCAAATGTTTCACAATATGAAATAGGAATGACAGTATCTGGCGTTGGGTTCGATTCAAATACTCGTGTTCAACAAGTTAACAGTATAGCAAATACTATTACAATCACAAGTGGCGTTAGTACTAATTTAGACGCTGGTTCACCAGTTTCGGTATTTTGGAATAACCCCACCAAACCTAATTATCTAAACGAATCTGAAAAAAATATTCAGGATTTGTTATTTTTAGAAAATCGTGATCGAAAATACGATCCAGATGTTTATGTTCTTAGAGGAATTTACCAAGTTTCTGATAATGATTTTGACCTCCAACAATTTGGTATATTTTTATCTGCCGATACAATAATGATTTCCTTTCACTTAAATGATACCGTTTCCAGTTTAGGAAGAAAAATTATGTCTGGAGATGTCATCGAATTACCACATCTTAAAGATTATTATCCATTAGACACTGATATTCCGGCAGTATTAAAACGATATTATATAGTACAAGATGTCACACTTGAATCACAGGGTTTTTCTCTCACATGGTATCCCCACACTATTCGAGCAAAATGCACACCATTAGTAGATTCTCAAGAATACAAGGATATTCTTAACTACATTGATTCTGGCGCAGTTGATGAAAATGGCAATCCCATACCTATTGGTCAAATTATGTCGAATTTTAATCGACTCAATCAGATCAATGATGCTATTATTCAACAAGCAGAAGTTGATGTTCCCAAATCTGGATATTCAACCGAGAATTTATATAAGCAACCATTACGTGAAGATGGATTTCCAGGTGATCCAACTGGTACTACCGTTGATAATACAAATATTAGTGTCGACTCTACCGTAACACAAGTTGATTCACAAAACAATACCCGTTCAGTCGATATTCCAGGATATTTGGTTGGGGATGGAAATGCACCTGCTGGTTGGCCAGTTACACATTCAACTACATTCCCCGTTAATGCATCAACTGGCGACTTTGTTCTAAGAACAGATTATACTCCCAATCGTTTATTCCGATTTGATGGTAGAAGATGGGTTAAAGTGGAAGATAATGTTCGATCCACACTTGGTTCTGATCCAACAAATAGTACTCAATTGGATAACTTTATCAATGAACGTGGAACTTATCTGGATTCACAAGGAAACCAACAACCAATTCAACAAGCACTTTCTAAAGTGTTAAAACCCGGAGCAGATAACTAATGTCATTAAATCAATATTTTTATGATGGACAAGTAAGACGATTTATAACACAGTTTATTAGAATTGTCTCCAATTTTCAAGTAGAATTTGGTTCTAATCGTGATGGAAATACTACACTCCAACGTGTTCCGGTTATTTACGGAAATCCCTCTAGACAGGCGGCATCTATCATTCGTAACAATTCAGAAAACTTTTTAAACACAGTTCCAGCAATGGCAGTTTATGTAAGTGGATTAACTTTTGATAGAGCAAGATTGCAGAATCCTACGCATGTAGGTAAAATGCATTTACGTGAACGTCAAAAAAATCCGTACACGGGTGAATATACTACAGACCCACGTGAAATTATAACCGTAGAAAGATTAATGCCCAGACCATGGAAATTAAATTTGAAATTGGATATATGGACATCAAATGAAGAGCAAAAATTTCAATTACTTGAACAAATAGGAGTGTTGTTTGCTCCAGATTTTGAAATACAAAGCACCGACAATTATGTTGATTGGTCTTCACTCTCTTATGTGTTATTAACTGATGTTACACATAGTTCTCGAACTGTGCCTGTTGGAACTAATGATTCGATTGATATTGCCACTATGACATTTGAATTGCCCATTTGGTTAACACCACCGGCACGTGTGTTGAAAATGGGTGTTATTCACAAAATTATTAATTCCATCTACGAATCAGATGGTTCGTTGTCGGACGCAATTGCAAACGATGAGTTATTATTAAGTCGACAATATTTTACACCATTGCAATATGGTACAATTTTATTAGGCAACGAGATACAACTTGTTAGATATGATTCTCCAACTGATGATCCTTTGGGCGATCAAATCATGAAAAAAATTACCGCAAATGGTACCAGTAATGTCACAGTCACACTAAGTTCTGGAACTGACATCAAAGAAGGTATGATTACTAATATTGGTGGTGTAGAAACTACTGTTATATCCGTTAATGACAATCTTGTTACACTTAATAAAGAAGTAAATGTTTCAGTTGGCGACAGAGTGTCATTTACACAAATTACAAGTAAACTAGGAGCATCCGAAAATTGGAGAGACTTAGTTAATCTTTACGGCAATTTAATTGCTGGTAGTTCTAAAATTAAGTTTGAAATGGTAGATGGAAATGAAATTGTTGGAACAGTTGCTTATCATCCAAACAATCAAAATGTAATGCTATGGTCACCAGACATTGATACACTTCCACAAAATACATTATCACCTATAAACGCAATTATCAATCCGCAAAAATCAAGAATAGGAAATCAATTACCAGAACCCTCTTCTGGAACTCGTTATTTGTTAACTACAGATTATAATGAAGATTCTTCAGAAGTTTCCGTCTATAATTGGAGTGGCGAAGATGGTGTTCGTTTACAAGCATCAGCAAACGATATCATTGAGTACAATGGTAAATATTGGGATGTAGTCTTTAGAAGTACTTCAACATCTTCGAATGAATATGTAATAAATCTAACAACAATGAAACAATATCGATGGGATGGTGAAAAATGGTTAAAGAGTTATGAAGGATACTACGAGGCTGGTAAGTGGCAATTGATTCTATAGAATACAATAAAAGTTGTGGTGCTTTAATATTTTGTTCTAAAACTAAACGTTACTTATTTTTACTACGCTCCAATGGAAGGCAAGCAAATAAATGGGGCATAGTTGGAGGTAAAGTTGAACCAAATGAATCTTCTTTCGATGGTCTTATAAGAGAAATTCGTGAGGAGTTGGGTGGTCAAATTCCAGATGCTGAGTTTATATCAATTGAAGAATATTTTCATCATAAAAACAAATTTAGTTATCATACATTTTTGATTAAAGTGGACGAAGAGTTTGTACCAGAATTAAATCATGAACATAAAGGATATTGTTGGGTTAAATTAGAAGATTATCCTCGACCTTTACATCCGGGCGTATGGAGAACATTTAATAATTCTAAAAATAGACTTAAAATTAAAGAGCAAGAAAATTAAGCAGCTCTCATATATCCTAAACTTACTTCTCGTTTAAATTGATCAAAATCAATTTGCCTAAAGTTTGGAAGAGTCCACCAACTTTTTGAAACCGGTGAAACTGGACTTCCACTCACTTTAATAAATTCAACACTGCTATAAGTTTTCATCACTTCATAAATTTCTTTACTAAATCTTTGATAATTTATAACAGCATTAGTGCTTGGATATCCATTAGTTCCAGCATAATATGTAGGAACGTTACCTTCACCCGGTTCCAAGTCAAATGCCCAAAAATATACGTGTTTATGACCATCAAAAGCAGCTAGATACATTCCAGTTGCGCCAGCATTTAATTGTGGATCAAATGGTATAAGATGAAATTTATTTTCCCATCTTATAATATTACTTGCTGTACTAACAACAATATTTTTATCAGCATAACCAGAGTCGGCAACTTCATCCGCAATTAACCGATTTTTTACTACAAGAACGTGCGGAGTATAATCTCTATAAGCAGCATTACAACCATACACTGTCAACGGAGTTGGACCTCCGTGATGAGTAAAGAGATGATGACCGTTTCTTAATTTTTTTCTAGTTAATCCATTACCAATAACTAATGCATAACCAGAGTTCCCAATGTTTAAAGTATTTTCTACCCATTGAGTTTCATTTACGACTTTACCGTTAACTCTGTCAGAGTTAACGATAATACGCTCGCCTCTATAATCATCACGGAATAATTGTTGCATATTATAGTTTTCCTATCACAACTTCAATGATACCAACTTCACCGTCAAAGTTTTCAAGTGCTTTACCGATAACAGATCCAATTGAAGGAAGTTCAGATGCCATTGCTTTACCATCACCAGCACTGACCATCATATCACCCTTACGAACAGGTCCACGAACTTGGGTTGGAACCCTACCCATCAGTGCAACAGGAACCATATTTTCTTCCCCATTGTCATTCATGAGGTAAGCAGGTGCTGTAGAAACTACGCCAGCAACTCTACGACATCCCTCTTCATTACACTGAGTAACTTCTGCATCGCCACCAAACATCACAACTGTTCCAGGTGCATATGATTTATCACCTTTATAGTTTTCTGCCAAGTCAGCATAAAGAGCGGAAGTTGCTTGAGCAA